AAAAGGTACACAAGGCACCCAATTTTAACATTTCCCAACACATATTTAACAGTTGCTAACACACTTTGGCACGCTTTTTGCTGTGTGCCGCAATTACGATTATTTAACACATTTAACATTGTTAATTAACACTGTTAAAAATCACTAATTTGTTAACTTTTCGTCTGTTTTATTAACTTTTGCCTGTCTATTATTGTTTCACGTGGAACAACCTGTTATTAATGTTTCACGTGAAACGAAGTGTTAACAGATATTAATTTTATTCTTTAAGATTTCTTAACAGAAAAAATTTGGTGGTTATTAGAAAAAGTTGTATCTTTGCACCGTGTTTAAGAAACAATATAAGTTTAACAATTTAAATTAAGGTAATTATGAACGAAAATTTTAATGAGACTATTTTTAACTGCATCACTAGTGTTAACGCTTTGATGACCTCAAATGAGGTTGCCAAAGATGATAAGGCGGTTATCAAGTTGAACCGTTTTAAGAAGTGGTTGAATGAGTTTGCAGCTGCAAACGGTATGAACGAAGTAGGTTACAAAGGTGATGATGACCACGAGTAACCACAGGTAACACAAAGTTTAACGTTAAATAATTTATAAGTTATGCAAAAAGGTTTTAGTTTTGCTAGTACTTTTAATAAGACTAGTTTCGGTATTGACACTACAGATTTTCCATTTGTTAAGTTAACAGACATCTACAACAGTGAGAAAGATGGTGGCGGTGATGTTGTACACCCTATCAATGGTATGTACGTTCACAAATCACAGTTGGGCGATTCACCTGTGATTATTGACGCTGAGAATAAGCGTTTAGTGAACTTACCGCAGTTCACAGGTGACACGGTGCGAGAGATTCTCGCTAATAGTGATGCAGTAGACGCGATTAAAGCCAATAAAGTTGGCTATACTATTTACGAATATGAATCGCACGCAAAGAAGTGTTACGGTATCACATTCGTTGATAAGTAGTAGTTAGTGTAAGGTTGGTTTCACAGGGGCGGCAAATTGATTTTTGTTTGCCCCTGTCTTTGTTTTATTTAAATCTTTCTTAAAATGGCTAAACAGAATACTATAGGGTTTACAAACAAAACCTTTGCACTTACAAGTAAAGTGCAATTAGATAAGCAAATATTAACTGCTATAGAATCACGTGGATATTTGCGTAAAGAGATTGCACGTGTATTTCAACAGGCAAACAGACGCATACAGAACGTTGAAAAAACAGGTATCGTTTCGCCCGCTGTTGTTGCCCTTAACAAAGGTAATATAACAGGTTTCACAAAATTCTCTATGCGTCACAGTTGGGAAGATTTAAAGATAGAGTATTCAAAAGCGGTTTCTTTTTTACGTCAGCCGACATCTACTGCAACAGGTACGAGAGAATATTCTGAACACTTGAAAAAAGCCTATGATTTGGACGATAAAAGTTTTGCCCTTATGCAAAATAAGTTAATGGGTAAAATTGCAAGTGTTTCAGATGAGCGTTTTTTGGAACAATATTTAATGCAGTATAAAGATTTCACAGGTGAACTAGAACAGGAATCCAAAGACGTTTCAGACCAAATCGAAGATGATGCAGTAAAAATTGAAAATGCCTTAGATGATGCCTTAGAGCAAATAGGTAATGACCCAAACGCAGAAGCATTTATTAATGACGTGGATTCCTATAATACAGATGAACCGTTAAAGCGTATATTAGACGAATTTAAAAAATTTGGTTTATAATGAAGAAAATTTCCTTTGCACTACATACAGAAACGTTCACGCCGAAAGATATTACAAAAGTTTTGTCTTTGGCTGTGAACGATAAGAATTTTACAGGAAACAATAAGGGCGAAAAGTTCTTAAACGTTCCTGTATCTTTCGATATAGAAACTACATCTTTTTATCGTGATGTTGACGGTGAAACATATACTTATGACCGTTATATAAAATTAGGTGGCAAACAAACAAAAATGGAAAAATGTTCTTTAATGTACGTTTGGCAATTTGGCATTAACGGTTATTGCATTATCGGGCGCACGTGGGACGAATTTATAACTATGCTAGATACAATATCAGACGTTTTAAATCTGTCTGAAAAGAAACGCATTATCATATACGTTCATAATTTAGCATATGAGTTCCAATTTTTCAGAGAGTTATTGCAGTGGGCAAAGGTTTTTTCAATAGACCTTAGGAAACCTATTTACGGAATCACGGAAAACGGAATAGAGTTTAGATGTAGTTATTTGTTGTCGGGTTATTCACTCGCAAAGTTAGGTGAACAGTTACACAAATATAAATGTGAAAAGTTGGTCGGTGATTTAGATTACAGCCTGTTACGTCACAACAAAACACCGTTGACACAGAAAGAAATGGGTTATTGTTTGAACGACATTAAAGTAGTTATGTGTTATATACAGGAACTTATCGAACAATACAAAAACATTACCCATTTACCGATAACGAAGACAGGTTTTGTGCGAAAATATTGCCGTTCTGTGTGTTTTAAGACAACAGACCCCGAAACAGGTAAAACCGTACAGAATTTTAAGTATTTGGATAAAATACATAACTTAAATATAACAGGTATGGAAGAATTTGAAATGCTACAAAGAGCATTTTCGGGCGGTTTCACACACGCAAACGCAAAGTACACAGACGAAGTTATAGAAAACGTAGATAGTTACGATTTTACTAGTAGTTACCCTTATGTGATGGTAAGCGAAAAATTTCCGATGAGTACAGGCGTTTTCGTTCCTGTTAAGTCTATGAAACAATTTGAGTTTATGACCTCAAAATATTGCTGTGTCTTTGATGTGGAATTTACGAATATCTTTGCAAAATCAGATAATGAAAATCCAATATCTGTTAGTAAGTGTTTCGTAAAAGAAAACGTATCAGAAAATAACGGTCGTTTGGTTTGTGCTAGTAAAATCTGTATGACAATTACCGAAATAGATTACAGGGTGTTTTCTCAGTTCTATATGTGGGAATCTGTAAGAATCGGCAAAATGATTTGTTACCGCAAAGAATATTTGCCCACAGAGTTTATAAAATCCATTTTACACCTGTATGAAATGAAAACGAAACTAAAAGGGGTTAAGGGAAAAGAAGTAGAGTATTTAAATAGCAAAGAAATGCTGAATAGCTGTTACGGTATGAGTGTAACAAACCCTTTGCGTGATGAAATCGTCTGTGATGGTGAAACATGGGACGTTGAGCATTTAACAGGTGAAAAACGCTTAGAAGTACTTAACAAATACAATGACAGCAAAAATCGTTTTCTTTTCTATCCGTGGGGCATATATGTAACAGCTTATGCACGTAGGAATCTTTTTACAGGTATTATAGAATGCGGTGACGATTACATCTACAGTGATACAGACAGCGTTAAAATAAAGAACGGTGAAGACCACAAAGAGTATTTCAAAGTCTATAACGATTTGGCACAGCAAAAATTACGTGCAGCCTGTAAGTTTCACAAAATCCCGTTTGAAAAGGTAGAACCTGTAACCATTAAGGGAATAGCAAAACCTTTGGGCATTTGGGACTATGAGGGACGTTATACACGTTTTAAAACTTTGGGTGCAAAACGTTATATGGTACAGGAAAAAGGAGCGTTGACGGTAAACGGTAAAGATTATGATTACAGTTTGACAGTATCGGGTGTTAACAAAAAATCTGCTATACCCTATATGTTAGAAACATTTGGGGAAAACGGAATCTTTGACGCTTTTACTAATTACTTAGACATTCCACCGTCTGCAACAGGTAAGAATATACACACCTATGTAGATTACGAACAAAGTGGAACTATCACCGATTATTTGGGTACGGTTTCTACTTATGACACAAAAACAGGTGTTCATTTAGAGCCTACAGGGTACACTTTGAGCCTGTCAGTACTTTATATAAATTATTTAATGGGAATCAGATTAAAGAAAGAATAATATGAAACAGAAGAAAGAAAAGGTGGAAACACCGAAATTTTATTCTTTGTCTAGAATCTTAGCAAAGAACGCAGATTATAACGTTATCTTTGGTGAACGTTCAAATGGCAAGACTTATGCAACCTTACTTTATGGAATCAAAGAATATTTGCGCTCAGGAAAACAAATGGCGTATATTCGTAGATGGCGTGAAGATTTAAGGGGCAAACGTGCCGAAAGTTTGTTTGCAAATCACGTTTCGAACGGTGTTATCGAAGAACTTACAAACGGTAAATTTAACGAAGTCTTTTACGTTTCGGGCAAATGGTTTCTTTCAAGCTATGACCCCGAAACAAAGAAACGTGTACCCGATAACGTACCGTTCTGTTTTGGTTTCTGTCTGTCAGAACAGGAACACGAAAAAAGTAGTAGTTACCCTAATATAACTACTATTGTTTTCGATGAGTTTTTGACTAGACGTTATTATTTACCCGATGAATTTATGTTGTATATGAACCTGTTGAGTACTATCATAAGACAGCGTAATGATGTAAAGGTTTTTATGTTGGGTAACACAGTAAACCAGTTTTGCCCATATTTCACAGAAATGGGATTGAAACAGGTGCGAGTGATGGAACAGGGCACAATAGATATTTATAAATTCGGTGAGCACGGCGCAACCGTGGCTGTAGAGTATTGTAGTACTATTGTTAAACAAAAAGCGAGTAACAAATATTTCTGTTTCGATAATCAGAATTTGCAGATGATTACAGGCGGTAAATGGGAACTCGCAGTTTATCCCCATTTGCCTGTGAAATATACCCCAAAAGATGTACTTTTCGTTTTCTACATACAGTTTAACGAAATGACATTACAGGGTAATATAATACAGGTTGAAACGTCAGACGGTGTTAATAACTTTATGTATATCCACAATAAGACAACACCTATAAAAGATACGGAGAATAGTTTGATTTATTCCCTTTGTATGAACGGAAAACCGAACTACAGGCGCAAACTATTGTCAACAGCTAGTTACGTGGAATCTCAGATAACGAAGTATTTCGCCACCGATAAGGTATTTTACCAAAATAATGAAATCGGCGAAATTGTGCGTAATTACTTGATGGCTAGTAGCAGAAGTAATATTATTACTTAAAATATGTTAAGACAGGGTAAAAATTGTTTCACGTGAAACATTTTCCCTGTTTTATTTGGTCGTTTCAGATATTTTGTTTATCTTTGCACCATTAAATAACAAAGTTAAAATTTGCTATATGGATATAAACGCGATAGTATCGCTAGTTAGTAACGTGGGTTTTCCTGTTGCTGTCTGTATCGCCCTTTTCTTTTATATGGAGAAACAGAACGAACGCCATCAACAGGAAACCGACAAGTTAAACGAAACCGTACAGAGTAACACTAAAGTGTTAACAGAACTTTGTACATTAATTAAAACACTTGTGAAGTAATGAAAAAAGAGAATCTTTATAACTTGTATCAAACACAGGTCAAAGACAAAGATACAGCTTTGAACACGTTCTTTCAGAGAGTTCTTTGTATGACCTCAAAGATGTTTGTGTACACAGGTTTACCCGATTCGATTCCACAGGTAGAACTTGAAAAGATTCTGCAAACTAGTGGAAATGTAGGAATCGCAAAAGTTAACGGTGAACTGTATGCACTACAGGGAAACAGGGGTGGTGAATGCGATGCGTATTACAGGGGAAAAGATTTTATTGTCGCAAATCCGTGGTTAAAGTTGGATAAAACATACAATATCGGAAAAGATATTGTAGTTATCAATAACACACCGTTTGCGGATTCGATTCTCCCTGTTGTCGGGAAATATGGTGTACTTTACACAGACGCAGTTATTACTTTAAATATGACTAGCGTTTTAACTAGAATCACTATGCTTATTTCGGCTAGTGATGATAAGACGAAACAGAGCGCAGAATCTTTCCTCAAAAAGATTTTGGACGGTGATTTCTCGGTAATTGGTGAAAATTCGTTTTTCAAAGGTGTTAATATGCAAACACCACCAACACAGAGCAATCAACAGATAACGCAGTTAATAGAACTTTTGCAGTACTATAAAGCGTCAATGTTTAACGATTTGGGGTTGAACGCAAATTATAATATGAAACGTGAACGTTTGAACACGCAAGAGGTTTCTATGAATATAGATGCGTTAATGCCTTATGTTGATTCAATGTTAACAGAACGTGTTGAGGGTGTTAAGCGAGTTAACGAAATGTTCGGTACAGACATTACCGTAACTTTGGGTTCTAGTTGGAAGATTGAGCACGAAAACTATTTATCGTTACTCAAATCCACAGAAGAGGGACACGAACACACCGAAACGGAAGATGTTGACCCTGTAACCGAAAACGAAAATGAGGAAACAGAGGAAACGGAAGAAACGCAAGAAACAGAAGAAACGGAAACGGAAACAGAAGAAACAGAAGAAACAGAAGAAACAGAAGAAACAGAAGAAACGGAAGAAACAGAAGAAGAAAAGGAAAACAAAGATGAAAATTAAAGAACTTTTCACGGTGGATAACGGATTGTTTGAAACCATTTTTGAGCCTAATTTTCCTGTTTTGTACAAATCGATTTTCGGTGAAGACACACCAAACTTAATCGATATTGATTTGCGTTTCAAATATGGAAATAGGGAACTAGTTGACGCTATAACAAACGAAACTGCAACCGATATTATTAAAGGTATCATTACAGTTAAGTTTGACGAATGGCAAAAACAGATTCAAGTGTTTAATAACGAATATGATGTGCTAAATCCTGTCACGTCAAAAGAAACCGTTAACGAAAGTAACACCGTTGACGAAACAGGAAATAATAACACTATCGATTCAAGTGTAACGTTTAATAATGGAGATTTCGGCAATGACACGAAACAGCAAAGAGATTCCACAGGGAACAGACAAGAGACAAGCACGAAGACAAGTAGTAAAAGCGGTATTCCGTCTAGCGTTCCTACTAGCGAAATTATTCAAAAAGAAATGAATCTCAGAAAAACCAACTTTAAAACACAGGTGGTAACAGAGATTGCAAAAGAAATTAGTTTAGATATTTATTAATTCTTAAATTTTATATAAAATGGAAGTAAAACAAATTTATACGCTTATTAATAGCGTTTCAAGTGAAGTACTCGGTAAAACCGATTTGGTACACGAAGACCTCACAGGTATTGTTGATTTGGGTAATGAGGTATTTAACCAAAATGCCGTTGACAATTACGTAAAGTCACTTGTAAACCATATCGGAAAGGTGGTTTTCGTTAACCGTCCTTATTCGGGCAAAGTTCCATCTGTACTTATGGATGCATGGGAATTTGGTTCGGTTTTGGAAAAGATTTCAGCAGATATTCCACAGGCTGAAGAGAATGACACGTGGAATCTTACAGACGGCAAAGAGTACAGGCAGGACGTGTTCCACAAGCCAACAGTTTCTGCTAAGTTCTTTAACTCAAAGGTAACTTTCGAAGTTCCTGTTTCTATCACAGAACGACAGGTTAAAGAATCTTTCAGCAGTGCAGCACAGTTGAACGGTTTTCTGTCTATGATTTATAACGCTGTTGAGAAATCAATGACCATCAAGACAGACGCTTTGGTGATGCGTACAATTAATAATATGATTGCGGAAACTTTGGACGCAGACAAGACCGCATTTGGATTCGTACCATCTACCGACGAAACAGTTGACTACAGCACAGCTAGTACTGTTAGATGTGTGAATCTGTTGAAACTTTACAAAGATAAGACAGGTACAACACTTACAGTGGACGCAGCAATTACAACACCCGACTTTATCAGATTTGCAGCCTACACAATGGGTTTGTACTCAGACCGATTGCAGACCATTTCCACCCTGTTTAACGTAGGTGGTAAAGAACGTTTCACACCAAAGGACGTTTTGCACACCGTTCTTCTGTCTGATTTCGCAGCAGCTGCAAAAACTTATCTGTATGCAGACACGTTCCACGAAGATAATGTACTTTTGCCAAAGGCTGAAACCGTGGCAAGTTGGCAAGCTACAGGCAAAGATTATGCCTTTGACCACGTTTCAAAGATTGATGTAAAATCTGCTAGTGGTGCAAGTGTTTCAGTTAGCGGTGTACTCGGTGTTATGTTTGACCGTGACGCTTTGGGTGTTACAAATCTTGACAAGCGAGTAACCACCAACTATAACGCAAAGGCTGAGTTTTTCAATAACTATTACAAGTTCGATGCGGGTTATTTCAACGACACAAATGAGAATTTTGTAGTCTTCTTTATCGCCTAATTTGGGTTGTTTAACTGTTGAGGGTGTTTTCCTGTAGTTGATAGCACAGGAAACACCCTTTTAAACTTTAAAGGTATGATTAAAATTAAAACGTTTAACTATGATGGTAAACCAAACGAAGTAAACAAAACCCTACAGGAAAACAGCGAGTACACAGGATTGTTAAATGCTAGTTTCAATGCGTTAACACCTGTAGTAAGATTCAGAACTCGCACACCTGTTACGTTTAATTACGTTTATATCGAAAGTTTGAACCGTTATTATTTCGTCAAAGAGATTTCGCAAGATGGTGACTTATGCACGGTACGTTTGAAAGTTGACGTTCTTTTTACCTACAAAGACAAAATACTCGCTAGTAGTGGAACGTTGACACAGGGTGAAAACGTTAACAAATATCTTTCAAACCGTGCAAACGTGGTGGACGTAAGACCGAACGTAAGAAAGTTAGATTTCCCGAATAAGGAACTGTTAAACGAAACAGGTAGTATTATTATGGTAACTATAAAAGGTAATAAGTAATGGCAAGTTATAAAATAAATTATCATCTTACTAACTGTGCTACTACAGCTGCAAGTAGTGAAAATTACGACACAGACGGTAATATTATTCGCTTTTGCGGAAAAGCGGTGGACGGTTGTTATTTTTTGCCGAATGATGGCGATTACAATTACATTTCACGTCTGAGTAGTGGAACGACAAAAGTTACACGTTTTAATCTGTCACGTGTTTCTGCTATTGATGACTCAAAAGTTATTAGCGGTTCTATTGACGGTATTTCGTCAGATGGCAAATATTTCTCAAAACGTTTGACGTTTGGAACAGCCAATACAGGTGAAATGGAATGTTACTTAAACGCACGTGGCGGTACACCTACAGTTAAAACACTGAATATAATAAATAACATTTCGGGTACAAATGCCGTTTCGGTGCAAAACGATACAAATTTCGATATTACGTTGACAGGTGACACAGACGGAACATTTACTGCTGTTCCTGTAGTTACTTATAAGAACGCATATAACGAAACCGTACAGGGAACTATGAACGTTAACGGTAACGTAGCAACATTTAGTGTACCTGTAAAAACAAACAAAGAAGTAACAATAAATGGAACTTTCACACCGAAACCGAAAGATATAACAATAACAAACCACGTTTCGGGAACTACTGCAACCTATGTGCAAAACGGTGAAAATTTTGATATTACGTTGACGGGTAACACAGACGGTAGTTTTTCTGTTGTTCCTGTAGTTTCGTATAAAAACGAAAGTGGAACGGAAACAACAGGTAATATGACTGTTAACGGTAAAATAGCTACATTTAGTGTCCCTGTTGCGACAAACGACACAGTAACTATTACAGGTACGTTTACACCCGAAACACCACAAAAAGACGTTCCCATTACTTATGCGTTGACAAATTGCACCGTTTCACCACAGCCACAGACAGTTAAAACAGGGGAAACTTTAAACTTGACTGTCATACCTGTTGTTAATTACAAACTAGTTTCTTGCAATCTTATTTGGAATGACGGCACGAAAGATGTTACAGTAAGTGTTACAGGTGGTGTTATTTCGTTCCCTGTGCCCGATTCTTGCGTGTCTGTGACGATTAAAGTTGTAGCTAGTATAATAACGCCTGTTGGTAGAAATTACGGTGCTATAAACGTTTATTGCGTTACGCTTGACAATTTGGACGCATTTTCTAAACAACGTTTCTTTGAAATAAAAGATGACACACAGGGAATCTATGAGGAGGTTAATTTAGGAATCTATGTAAATCGTATCAAACGCATTTTTACAAACGTTCCTGTATCGGGTACAGATTCTTTGCGGTGTGGTAACTACAACACAGGTATAACGGTACAAACACCCGAAAAGGACATTATAATGCTAGACTTTGGCGATGTGTCGTTAACAGGGTTGAACGGTGATTCGGAAGACTATAACGCACAAATTTCAGTGTTTATTCCGTGTCGTGGCTTTGTTGCTATAGATAGTAAGTATATCGGTAAAACGGTAAACCTATCTTTAAAAGTGAACGTTATTACAGGTGATGCAGTGGCGTTTTTGTCCTGTGATGGTGTTATCTTTCAGTTAGAAAGTTTTTCTTTGTCACGTGATGTAATTTACAAAACAGGTACAGCAGAATTAAATATTGTAGGCGGTACGCAGTGGGACGAACAAATTTTGTATGGTTTAGAACCTTACGTAATTATCACGCAGAACACTACAGTAAATAAGCCTGTGAATAATACACAGGAAACCGTAACAATAGGGGAAGTAACAGGCTATGCGCAGTTTGAAAACGTAGATTTGAACACGGTTAATTTGTTGGTAGATGAATATAACACTATCATTTCAGAACTTGAAAACGGTGTTTATCTATAAAAGAAAAGGGACGGTAACAAATACCGCCCCTTTTTCTTATTTGCTATAAAATTCGTTCATTAAACCTTTTTTGCAAAGGAAATCGAAACAGCGGTTTTTGATGCCCCTTTCTGTTTCAAGACAGTTAGAAAGATATTCTATAACTTTCTTCTGTGCCTGTAACGTTTCGATAACAGAATTAACTAATAAACCGTTACCGCCTGTAGTATTTTCTGCTACAAACTTTAAATTGTCAATGGAAACTGAAATATAATCCTGTAAAACCTTAAAACCTTTTTCCATAACTTATTTCTTTTCTAAGTTCATAATAACCTGTTGACGTGGTTTGCCGTTACGTGGTGCAACCGAAACGTGATACCAAAAACTTTTAGAACCTTTGCGGTGTTCTTTGATTAATTGGTCAAAACCGCCTGTTTCTCTCAGAACCTTTTCCAAAGATTCCATATCAGCGCAAATCAAATCTGCGGCTAAACCCTTTTGATGTTGACTGTTAGAAACACCACCTACAGCCTTATTCAACACAGGGCATCTAAAACCGCTAGAAATCAGAATCGGTTTACCCACCTTTTTGCGGATAACGTCTAAATAATCGGCTAACTTATTCAAGTTATCTACTACCTCAAATGTAGGGGTGTTGTCAATACGCAAACGTTTTGCGGTTGCTGAGTTCAAAAACTCAGATAAGCTAAAATACTTAATCTTTTTCATATCACTTATTATTTGTTGAACTAAAAGAATTTACTTTCTGTTGGTGGAACTAAAAACCACTTGCGAGAATCTTTGTGCGTTGGAAAACGCCCCTTAACTGTTATTGAACAATCGCCCTGTAAATAATCAATCTTATTATTAAAGAACTCGCTTACTTTGTCTGAGCGTACCATAAAAACCGTAACTTTGTCGGCTTGTTTCAATGTGATTCTAAAATACGAATGTTCCATATATCAATTATTTTAAGCCTGTAAGGGTGAACCTTACAGACGGTTAAACTTAAATTCTTATAACTTTATATTCTCTATTTATGAACTCTCTATTCACTTTATCATAATAACCCAAAGAAAAGTTTTTATTATCTTTGATATTGTATGAAACGTTTTCTTTGTTGTCGCTAGATGCCAAAGATTCTACAATTTCTCTAAAGAAATTTTTTGCAGCCTGTAAGGTTTTAAAACCTTTGTTATCATTACCATAATTTGATAATGTAACTGTTTCAGTTGTTGCAACGTTATCACCTTTGAAAGATGTTATATCAACGTTAACACTAAATTTGTACTTTGCCATAATTTTATATTTTAAAGGTTTGACTTCTTTTTCTTAATCACGTTGCAAAGATACGACTTTTTTACGAAACCACCAAATTATTTTTGTTAAATAGTGTAAAAGTTTTAATTTTAATCTTTTTAACAAATCACCCCCTCATTCGTTTCACGTGAAACATTAATAACAGGTTGTTCCACGTGAAACAATAATAGACAGGCAAAAGTTAATAAAACAGACGAAAAGTTAACAAATTAGTGATTTTTAACAGTGTTAATTAACAATGTTAAATGTGTTAAATAATCGTAATTGCGGCACACAGCAAAAAGCGTGCCAAAGTGTGTTAGCAACTGTTAAATATGTGTTGGGAAATGTTAAAATTGGGTGCCTTGTGTACCTTTT